CTTGGTTTAAATATTACTGACGCAGAAATAATTAGAACTAACTCTACTGGACTTGTTATTTATAATCCTAAAAATCTTGCTGAAAGAATTAAGGGTATGAAGAACAAAAATCAATCAAGAGCAGATAAGATAAAAGCGAGGTTATTGTACGAAAATAATAATGCAGAAAGTGTAAATTAACTATTGACACCCTATCCTATTTAATATAGGATAGGGACAGAAAGAGAGAAATAAATATGACTAAAACATTTTATATAACTTATTGGGCTAACAAGCACAAAAAACATATAACAAGACAAGGAAAGCACGACGAAAAAAGCAGATATGGTACATCTAAAAAAGGTGTTCCTTACTATGTCTATTATGATTTAGAAAGTCACGGATATAGAACTGCAACTACAAGTTGGAAAGTGAGGCACTAATGAATAACAAAATAAATTATCCAGAAGTTGTTGCAAGATTAATGATGATACTAGTAGGATTTATAATTGTATTTTTAGGCTTTATAACTTTTATACATTCTGGCGAACATAGAACACTAGGAGTGCTATTGTGTTTTGCCGGTTTTGTTTCAATGTTTGGGGGATTACCAGACAATGAGTAATTATAAATGGTGTCACGGACCAAACTGCCATACAAATAAAACAGTTGACCGGATAAGAGGTAGCAAAGGAAACAAAGTATTAAGAACTAGAAAGATAACAGAAAATCAATGGAATAAAAATTCTATTTGGTCTGTGTTTTGTAGTCAAGGTTGTTATACTGATTTCTTCTATAAACATTGGCAAGAGGTTATTGCAATAGCGCCAAGACGTGAGGCACTTGAAACAAAGATCGAGGACCCTAAAAAAGATAGTACAAGGTATTATAATCAATGGACCATTGAGAAGAAAGTAGGTTGACAATGCTTGACTTATCCTATATTATCCAAGATATGACTAAGAAAGAAACAATAACAAGAACCAATCCTTTCAGTGGTGTTAGTATTGAACTAACTATGGAAGAGGCACTAAGATACGACCAGATAAAACAAGATGAGATCAACGAGAACTATGGACGTATGAACCACGGCAGAGAATGGTTTATGAAAAACAATGTCGATGCATATTATAAACTAATCGACTA